TCGTAAGCATTATCACGATATTTTTTAATTCTATCATTTGATTGTGCGGCCGCGGAAGTATCTTGTAGACTTTCTAAATTTGTTTCTCCAAAAGTAGTTAAAACATCTACTGTATCTGTTCCACTTAGCATCGCTGCGACAGAAGCGTGCATTTCTGCAGCTTCTTCTAATGGGAATACTAATTCGCCATCATCTATAGGCATTTGTTGAATTAATAATTTATATAACTCATTTTCATCACGTTTCTCTTCGCGCCCAACAGCGTCTTCTAATTTCTTTAATTGTGGAATACTTGCTATTAATAAAGGTGCTTGATCGTTAATAAAAGTAAAACAAATACCGCCAGATTCCGCAGGAATCATTATCCAAGGATCAATTAGCTTTTTAGCATTTTCATAATCTCGCCAGGCTTTTTTAACAACTTCTGGAAAACTTTCAACAGCTTCTTCTCGGAGTTCTTCATCATGTATTTTCTCAAAATAATGTAAATTAAATTCTAAGATGGGAAGATTATTAAAATCTTTAAAACGAGTTCTACAAAATTCTAAAGGTAAATCTTGAATTACTACATCTTCACCATCTTCTCTCAAAATACCATTATATATGCCAACTTTTAACCATTCTTTGGTAATATAATTAAAAGTATTAGGTATATCTAACTTTTCTATAAAAATACAAGCTCTTTCAAAATCTTTAATAATCTGCGCATGCGAACCTTTACCAGAAGCTAAAACAGGAATTACTACTGTATCATATAAAGGTAGAGAAGCAAGAAAATCTATATTATTTCTATAATCACCATTAGTACGATAATAAAAATTAGATAATTCACGATAAGCTTCTAATTCACCAGAGCGGATAATAGCATTTATTTCTTCTAAAGTAAAATCATCATTAGAAACTCTTTTCCCATTACGATAACCCCAGCGATAATAAGCGCTTTCTGTTATAGGTGCTCGCGCAAGATTTCTTGTTACTTGTAATCGAAATTTTGAGAAATCATGTTTCTTATTTGTGTCTTCCAAAGTTGTCACCCCCTTTTTCTTGGACTATAGAAAACATATTGTGCAAAATTCTTTTTCTTAGAGCGTTTAATCATTTTATCTTCATAATATTTAACTCTATATAAGCCGTATTCTAAAGCAGAAAAACGGTCTTTATTTATAGAACTAGAAATTTTTTCTATTTTAAATTGATTTTGCACGCCAGTTGGTTTTAATTTTAAATTATTTAATTCATCAACTAATCGAGAAGTCATTTCATAAGGTAATAAATAAACTCTTCTATCATAAAGAGACATCTTTTTACCTTTATTAGTACGAAGTAACTTATCTTTTACGATTCGTTCGTGCGCGAGTAAAGACATTGTGCCATTACTCAATTGTGCGAAAAAGTTCGAATGAATCGCGTCATCATTAGAAGAACCAGCTTTTATATCATAAATAATTGCATTATATTCGGGTAAGGGTTCCTCAGACTCATTTTTCTTTTCAGGAGGTAAATGATGCTCGTTATTAAAAGCAAAATAAGCAGGAAACTGTTCTCCAGTTTTTGCATCAAAAGAAGGGAGAGCCATAGCATCTAATAAACCAATGCCTGGGCCATTTCCGTCTATAACAATTTCTTTAGGATGATATAATTCAATTAATTTCTTTAAACGAGGAGCTTGATCTGTAATATAATTAGCTCCATGAATGACTTCTGTATAAATAACGTTTTTCTTAAAACCATTTAAATTAGGAATTACTTTAATTACCATAATTGCTGTATTAGCTTCATATCTGGCAACGTCAACTCCTATCACATAAAAAGTGTCTGGGTTAGTAGGATTTTCTTGTGCTTTTCGCTCACATTTTAATAGAGTTCGTCTCTTATTAATTCTTTTAGAATCTAGCCAAGCTTCTTTACTATTTCCGGTCCAAATTGACAATGATTCACGAGCAAACGAGTCTTCACTCATTGTATTAGAATAACGTTGATCCATTAAGGTTGCTTTATCAATTAAACCGTAATGTAATGGTACTTCATAACTTAAACCCCAAACAAAATATTCATTCGGCCGCAAAATTGCATTTACAGCACATTCTATTAATTTACTATACATAAATACAGTCTTTTCGCGCGCAGTAGTAATAAATATTTGCGCAGAAGTAGGTTCTTCTGGATTTAAAGTTCCATCTACTTCTCTTCTAGCAACGTTCATTTGAGGTAGTAGAACTTCGTTATAATCTTCTTCCTCAATGGTCGCACATTCTTCTAGTATACCTGCAGTAGCACGAAGACCACGGCTAGTGTCTTTAGAAACAACCGTAATCATACTATCATTACGAAAACGTAATTCATAATAGTTACCACTTTTCTTTTCACCTTGTTGACCACCACTTTCACGAGTTTGTAGCTCATTTTTAAGCATAGGCCAATGACGCCAAATTTCATTAAATTTAGCTTCTGCAATCTTAATAACTGTGCCTTTAACATCAGAAGAAATAAATATGTTAGAGCCAGGTAATAAGACCGCGCGCACAACAGCACTTAAATAAGCCGTAAAAGATTTGGAAGTCGCACGAGTTGCAGTCCAATAATGATAACGATAACGCATTGAAGCACGTAAAGCTATACGTTGATAGAAAAATAAATTAAAATTTTTTGCGTCGTCTTGTGGTTGTATAGCATCTAAAAATAAATCTGGATATATTAACCAATAATTTAAATAACTAGTAAATAATTCTTGATTAGCATCAAGGAACTCTTTTGTAAGAACAACTCCTTTCTCAATTGGAACGCCATCGCGCAATTCAACTTTTTGAGTAATAAAATCTATCATGTCAAATCTTGAATCAAAGCTGATTCATCCTCATATTCAATATCAGCAGTTTCATCAAATTCAACAGTTTCATTTTCTATATTTTCTAAACGTTCAGTTAAATTATAGCGTTCGCGTCTATCTTCAACTTGCTCAGAGAAATTACCTTCATTAATAACTAAACGTTTCAAATAATTTTGTATATTCTGCATACAGAAATCAACATCATCTTTTGGTTCTGAATGCCATTTTGGATGCCAACCTTTCTTGCCGTAATAGACCATTAATTCACCTACACTTTCAAAGTCTGCGGCATTTTTGGCATTATTTGCTTCGAAGTGCGCGATTTTTATTATATTGTCGCGCGCGTCCATATCTTTTTTAATATCTAAACCTTCGCGCAAACCTTTTTTTATACGAAGTTCAATTTCGCATAAGTCTCGCGCGTAATGTTGTAGAATTGGGGTTGAAACGTTTTGAGTAGCAAGTATTTGATTATAATAATCTTCAAGAAAAAGTAATTCTTCATTAGAGTAATTAGCAGACCAAATTCTCTTTAATTTGCGCACTTTCGCTTCACTTAAAGCTTCAATTTCATCATCAATTGTGCCTTCTTCGCGCGCAAGACGCCATCTTTCATTTTCATCTGCCCATTGTAAGGCTTGATAGTGGTCGTCTAATAATGTATTGAAATAAGCAGTTAATGTATGGTCCTTATGTATAGAGTACAATTGCGTCCATTTATTAAGATCAAACGGCACATCAAGCCAGCGGCAAAGTCTATCAACTTCGCCCATATTCGATTGGTCTACCATTAATTCAAGACAAGAAGTACAAATTTGAGAGCGGTGAGAAGGGAAAAAATTGGATGAAGTGTATTGAAACTCATGAATTGGTTTCTCCTGCCTGCACTTCAAGCATCTTCGCGTCTTTATTTCGTCTGTCATACGCGGACTGACCTCCTCTTGCTATTCTTTTTTGTTTTTCGCATTCTTTACAATTAGAAGCAAATTTATCTTTGCGGCTATTATTGGTAGCGAAAAAATAGTTGTTTCGCGGCAACCACTTCTTGCAAGTAAAACAGCGTTTGCGTTCGGTTATTGGCGTTGTTAAAAGCATTCGATATTTAGTAGCTGTTGCCGCCATTTTTTCTGGGATTTCTTTTGCGAGAATAGTACAAATGTGGTTTTCGTTGTATTTTAAACCAAATTTTTCTTGAAGTTCTTCGCGAATTTCAGTGTAAGAAGCGTGGTCTATTTTTCTTGTTAATATGTATTCGCGCGCTTCACTAAATCCAGACATATCAAAATAGCGGTCAAAGTCGTAAATAAGGGTGCGCCCCCAACTATCTAATTTTTCGTTAAGCTCCATATAAATAGCTGAATAATTGTTTATTAATGCTTTAATATGGGATGGGTTTTCCCAATCAAATGTGTGCTTACGCACCACCCACTTTACTTCAATTTCTTTTGTATATGGATTTTCGCGCGTTTCATAATCTTCTAAATTTTTACTTATTGTATGTAGAAGGGCATTGTTGACACGTTCTTGCCATTTGTCAAGCGGCATCCAATAATAGGAATCTTCGTCCCAATTATAAGTTTGAGATTTGGGAGGGGTTAGCGCGAGAAAATGAAGAGTGGGTTTATAGGCATCTTTAAGATAGTATTGGTGGCGCCTTATATCAATTAAAGAATGCTTAAGTTGATAAAGACGATATGAGTCTGTGAAAATTTGAGTGTTTTCGTCGGGTGGAATTTTGCCTTCATTCACCGCTACTATGCGGTCTAGACGGTCAATACATTCCCAAAGATCTTGCATACCAGGTATTTCGGAATCGCCCGGATCGATTAATTCACCAGTTTTTTTATCATATTTAGGACGATGGATAGCTGGTTTTTTCTTTGTGTAAATGTATCTGGTGTCAAGTGATTGAAGAGCTTGTTGGTCACTTAGAGGATTTTCTAAAATTTCATCAAGCGATTGGACTTTGTCCGCGGCACGCTGAAAGCTATTATAGCGTTTATTTGAATCTGTTGTTTCGCCACGTTGTACGGCATTTTTACCTTCTTCATCTTTACCATATAGAATATAGGATGCCATTTGTTCTAATTCAGAATTGGAAGGTTTTGTATCCAACGTATCTAAAATTTCTTCAACGGCGTGTAATCGGTCGGTATCTCGCTCAATGGAGTAGTCGAGTGAGTATTTCTTTTTCATATATTGCATCTCCGTTTATTTGAAGATACAACTTCCTTCATTTTGTATTTTAACATATTTTATTAGATTTGTCAAGTATTTGGGTGCTTCCGAGCCGAGGGGATTTTATTTTTGGGCCGGGTGTGGAAAATGGGGAAGGGGGGGCGGTTTGGGGGTCGAAAGTCGCCAAAAATCCTGATTTTATGCCCCCGCTTGACATTTCAGCGGGCATGCAGTATAATGGCCTTGCCGGTTGAGGGAAACGGCAACCGAGATTCTCGGTGGTAGCTACCACATAGGCTACAATCCCACAGCTAACACAGGCTGTAAACGGGCACAAAACCCGTAAAATGTTGGGCGCCCTAAGCAGGGCCACAAAAAAGGCTTTCCATGTCCGAGGATAGGTGTCCGGATTGTACCTTGACAACTTCACACAGGGAAACGTCAAGCCGGAGGGGTAGACAACAGTGCGCATTAAGGACACGGCGCATGGCCGACAAGGGGCGACAAAGTACCGGAGGATTTTGTAGCAAAACGACTAAACATTAAGAGGAGGTTAATTCCATGAAAATCGAAGTTAAGCTCGGCGGTTCCCATTTTGGCAGGTTCCTTCCCTATGGCAATGTTGACCCCAACAAGACGATTGGCGAAATTGCCATTGAGTACATTACCGACCCGACCCACGCGGATTTTTTCGCGCTCTCCGGCATCAAGCTGGGCAGCCGTGGCCGTGGGGCTGGCAAGCGGCCTGGCGAAGTGTTGGTTATGATTTACAGCCGCGCTCAGGTGCTGGATGCTGTGACCCGGTTCCTTGACGGTGGTTTCGCTCCGTCTCTGTGCGTTCACAATGGCGGCGTCGCGCTGGGCCGTATCGAATACACCAAGATGCGGCAAACCTTTGGCACTCCGACCTGCGAGTATCGTACCGACCTGACCAAACTGGATGACATCAAGCCCGACACTGGCAATGCTCCATATGCAAGAGCATGGGAAAAAATCTGCGCCAAGCACACTGGTGGGCGCTGGGTTGGTGGCCTGCGAAATGTGCAGGTTGACATCATCATCAACGAGAACGACGACTAAGAGGGGCGCAAGCCCCTCTTCCCTACAAAGGAGATGAAAACATGATAACACTGTTTATAATCGCTATGGTCTTAGACCTGCGGAGCCTTGATAAGCAAATCAAGGCTAACGAAGCCGAAATCAAGTCCATGAACGAACTGATTCATGGGCGCAACTAATGAGGGGCGCAAGCCCCTCATCCACACTAACGACCAAATTAAGGAGGAGTTAATAATGTTCAATACCATCATTCTTTACACCCAGATCGCACAAGACGCCGAACGGATTCTCAAGCACGCTGAGCGCGTGCTTCGGTATAACTGGAATCTTTACGGGTTTCAGCGCCTTGGTTCCGGTTACGAGGTAGTCGTGACCGACGGGTTCGGCAACCCGTATGGCAACGAGCGCGCGCTCAAGTTGTTCGGCATCGCAATCAAGGTGCCTGAGTACATGGACTATCGCACCGCAATGACTTTCCTGCGGTGCGGTAACAGCAAGGTGGGTTGCTACGCCGAATACCACTACGCAAACATCTGACCGACAGCGGGAGGGCGCAAGCCCTCCCAACAATGAAAAGGAGGAGTTAAAATGTTCAGCATCAACACCATCAACGGCATCACCTTCATCTACCAGGGCTTGACCCTCATCACTCATCGTCCACTTTGGCAAGCACGAAATCCCTTTGGCGAAGTATTCTCCATCGTTAAGATTTCTGAACGGCGTTACGACCTCTATAACTACCACGACCACTTTGAGGACGAGGTCACCACGTTGGAAGAGGCCGCTAAGTGGCTCATTGAGAACGCCAACGAACCGTGGTAAACAACAAATAATGGGAGGGCGCAAGCCCTCCCACGACCTAAGATTAAGGAGGATTTAACAATGCTGTACATCAAAAAGAACGCCGAAAACAACTACACCTTTGACCGAGCAGGACTTGACGCAGTAACCATGCGCAAGACCACGATGGGATGGACTATCGAGGCCGTCGAATTGTCCTTCTGGGATGATAGCAAGCACACCACGTTCCTATGGGTTGCGGAGACCGCGCGCGAGGCCGTCAAGGATTGCCTGCACAGCCTGCGTTACATCGAGCGCCACCACAAAAAGAGGGCTTAATGCCCTCTTTTCTTTTTTTTAACATAGTAGTTAGTCACCACTAACATTAAGCGTATGTAAATTAGACTATCCGTATAATCTAATTAACAAACTTAACATTAGCTATTTCTAACATTAAGCATATGTAAATTAGATTGTACGTATATTCTAATTTACATCAGTTTAACTTTATTAAATTCAATCTAATTTACAAACTTTTAACCCAAACTACCTTGACAATTAACATTCATCTGCTATAATATAGAGGATGGGAAAATATGTTCTCAGAAGCGAGGTTTGTTAAAGCTATGTTAAGAGAAGATGAATTATGCGTAAATTTGCTCGGTTCGCGCGGGCGCCTTTGGCCTGCCTCGGCTCCGGTCGACGTGTCAGTGGGGAGCTGGAAGTTCCTCGGCTCCGGCCGCGAGCTGGAGCTGGGAGCTGGAACATGAGAACGGGAGCTGGGTTCTAATTAACATAAAATTAACACTGGAGCTGAATTCTAATTAACATAAACTTAACATTGGAGCTGGAAGCCTTAACATAAACTTAACATTTGTTTGGAGCTGGAAAGCTGAAGCTGAAAATTAAGCTAATGTAAATTATATTAAACGTCTAACCTAATTAACACAAACATAACTTGACAAAGGTCAGGAACCATGTTATAATACAACCAGAATAAAAGAAGGGAGTAACAACCATGAAATACTTTGAAGTCGTTTGTCATCGTGGGCATTGTGGGACTGGACGAAGTACAGAAATTAAGTTTGTTTTCAAAGCAAACAATCTGCTTGAGGCTTGCGACAAAGCGCGAAAAATGCCAAGTGTCAAGCATACTAAAATGGTTATATTCGGCAAAGAGATAACGCAACAAGAATATAACAGTTTTAGAAAAGTTAGCGCATACGAACGAGTTCATCCAAATTATCGCGGAGATTAAATCCGCGATAATTTTATGTTAATTAGAGCAAACGTATTATCTAATTTACAACAGTTTAACTTGACATCACACAATATATATGATATACTTATTCCATCAAGTGAAGGAAAACACATTAAACCAGAAGGAGAGTTTATTATGAAAAAGTTTGTTATTATTTGGTGTATCGTCATTGCTTGCGCGATTCTCATGGGAATTGCGGCTTGTGCCAGCGCAGAACAGTATCCTCAGACTTTCGTGGTTGATTCTGTCAACCACAATCAGAATTATATGATTCTGGTAGACTTCAACGGCAATGAATGGATTCATAAAGATGTAGAGGACTTTGAGCGCGGAGATATTATCGCCGCGATAATGGAAGAACGCGGAATGCCAACTATTTATGATGATGAAATCATAATGATTCGATATATAGGATATATGGAAGGTTGGAATTAATCCAGCCTTTTTAATATTATTATAATATTAATTAAGTTAAAATAATCCAATCTTTTTAGCATTATTATAATGTAATTAAGTTAAAAATAATCCAACTTTTTAACATTAATGTAATATTAATTAAATTAAAAATAACTTAATCTTTTTGGCGTTATTATAATGTTAATTAAATTAAAATTAATCCAACTTTTTTAAAATTATTATAATGTTAATTAAGTTAAAATAATTCAATCTTTTTAATATTATTATAGTATTAATTAAATTAAAAATAATCTAACTTTTTAATATTATTTATAATGTTAATTAGATTATACGTTATTTATAATTTATATTCTTTTAACTTGACTTATTCTAAGATTTATGTTATTATATATATGTCGAAAGGACAGAAGGGATGTGGTTCCATTGGGTTAGGTGAGCGGCTCTGTTGCTATGGGATAGGATGGCTTCAACCGCAGTAATTGACGCCTATACCTCTTGTGCGTGTTAGGCAAACGCATGAGATTTATAGCCTAATCCTTGTCAAAGGCCACGACAAGGATTTTTTATTTATTTAATTAGGAGGAATTAGTTATGTTTAACCCAACTATTGAACAGATAGGTAATCTATCTACTATTAACAAGATGTTAAATAAGTTTTATGATGAGTATAGTTTAGAGTATGACCAAGAAGATGAATATGACGCACAGATAAAGAATATGTTAGATTTAATTCAAGAAGGTTACATTTCAATTTACGAAGAAATGAAAAGAAGAATTTAATAATAAGAAAATAATCCCGAAACTATCGGGATTATATTTTATTTTCTTTTTGTTAATTACAAAATACGTATGATATAATTTACATTCCCGAAACCTCACACCCTAATTTCATTTTAATTTCTCAAAGAAATGACGGGCCAAAAAAGAGAATTAAGAATCCTAAAACTACCATAATAAAATCTATTATAGAAATAACAACAATTTTACTGGTAGAAATAACATCCCGAAACGTCAACCGATAAAACCACATTTTAATTTTATATGAAAAACTATTTCTTTTTTTATAATCTTTCGCGCGCATATCCCGAAACCTCCCTTGCTTTTCTATATATATTATATCATAAACTAATTCCAAAATCAAACCCTTTTTAAAGTTTTTATTATGACATTATTTAGACAATCCCAAAACTAACTCAAATTAAATTTATGTAAATTACATTAAACGTAAATTCTATTTTACATAGAAATAACTTGACATTTCATTTCAAATTTGGTATAATAATTCCAGAAACAAACGAAAGGGGATTTTCCTAAAATGACAGTTTATGCAATCTATTGTGGCGGTTTTCAAGGCTCTTCCTACTATCGCACGCGCGAAGAGGCCCAATATGCGGCAAATTGGCGCACGCATTGCACAGGAATGAAATGGGAAGTTAAGGAAATATTAATTCCTTAATTTCAATTTCAAATTGCGAAACATAAAAAGTTTCGCAATTTCATTTTAAATTCCTGTTAATTAGACCGCACGTATAGTCTAATTAATAATCATTTAACTTGACATTTCATTTTATTTTTGCTATAATACTCTTGTAAACAAACGAAAGCGAGGTATCCCGTATGGAGTGGGAAAATTTGACTTCTGAGGAACAGGTGCGTATCTACTGGGACTATCAGGCAAACATTCTCGACCCCGACGAGGACGGCATTTCATTTTCAGAATTTGACGAAATGATGCAGGGATACATCTTTTGATGTATCCCATAACTTTAATTCAATGTAAATTAGATACTACGTATCTTCTAATTAACATAATTTCAAAATAAAACCGTATGTTAAACATACGGTGCGAAAATGTTTTCCAAGTCCTGAATCTCATGAGGATAATACAGCACGTAGATTTCCATGTAACCGGGCGCAGGCCAATGCTCTTCACATTCATAATCAAAACCATAATCATCCAACTGTTCAAACAGGCCGTCCAGCGCGGAGTTCATTTCAACGACGTAGCACTTTCTTCTCATTTCAAATTACCTCACTCTCTCAATTTCTGTAATCATTATAACATAGCAATCCCGAAATGTCAAGTTAAACAATCGTAAATTACATTAAACGTCAATTCTATTTAACAACCTTTTAACTTGACATTTCAAAATAATTATGCTATAATAAGTTCAAGAAAAAAGAAAGGAACGGTATCCCAAAATGAAAAAGATTATTTGTGTAGTTCTCATTCTCTCCCTTGCTCTCGCCCTGACCGCTTGCCAAGTTGGCAACCGTCAAATGGGTTGGGACACAACCCAAACATTTACCCACGCAATTCTTGAACTCGGCAACGGTGAAATTGTCGAGGGCACAGTTACATCATGGCGCGACTTTGAAGAATCTGATGTCGTTCAGTTCACCATGAACGGTGTCACATATCTTACTCACTATTCCAAAGTTATTCTTTGTACAAAGAAACCTTAACGCGGGCAACCGCGTTTTTATTTTGCTTTTCTGTAAATTACATCAAACGTATAGTCTAATTAATAATCATTTAACTTGACGCCCTTAGATATATATGATATACTAAATACAATAAAAGCAAAGGAGATTATGAATATGATGCCTATCTACAATGCCGCTACTCTTCACAAAGTTTCCGCTGATGCCATCATTGCCGAATATACCCGCATTAAACGGGATTTTGTTCCTGTCGTACTATGTAAAATAAACGAAGCAAACTTTGCCGCAGCTAACGCCGGTTATCAAAGCGCAACCGATGACTTTAATCTTCTGTGTATGGGACTTTCCACAGAAGAATCACAAAATTATTTGAAAAAAGGTTTACAATCAGAGTTAGCAGGACTTGGCTTTAAAACCATAATTAAAATAGACAATGGTTTATTGAAAGTAACATGCTCATGGTAAATTGCGGGAAACCGCAATTTCATTTTAATATTATGTAAATTACATTCAACGTCAATTTTATTTTACTTTCCTTTAACTTTTCCCAATTTCATTTTCATTTTCTTTTCCCAAAACTAACACACTATTTACATTTAAAATCCTATTTTACTATTGACAATTTCATTTTAATATGATATAATATAATGATAGAAAAAATTTTAATTTCATTTCCTAAAATAAACTACCTAATTAACAAACGTTTAACTTGACACGTCCCGTATCTTATGTTATAATAGACTTGTCGAAAGGGGAGATACAGAATGAACGAGCCACCGCAGTAGTTAGCCGTTCCATCATCGTCATTAAAATGTCCTGCAATAGTATTTGAGGTGCTTGACAATGAATCCACCCTATTAAAGCGAGGGGCAACAGACCACTTGGCGGTGGAGAACTGACCCCACCTTGACATTTGAAAACCGTTCCCCATTGACTACGGGCAAGTCAATGATGTTGAAAGCCCAACCGCGCGGAGTAGCTAACCGCGCGGCTTTTATTATATCAATGTAAATTAGAGTAAACGTAAGTTCTAATTTGCTAATACTTAACTTGACAATTCATTTCAACTATGATATACTTATATCAACAAGTGAAGGAAAACACTTAAAACCAGAAAGGGATTTAACATGATTAAGCGTATTAAGAAGTATCTGTGGTGCAAGCGCATGGGTATTCGTCATCCGTGGAAAGCAAGCGGCGATAAAGGTTTTATCGGTGGAAATTGGTAAAGGGCTTTTAGCCCTTTATTTTTTTGTAAATTAGACTAAACGTAAATTCTAATTCACAAACACTTAACTTGACAAAATCCCTTTTATCCATTATAATATATACATAAACAACGAAGGGAGCAAACACCATGATTAACATTCGCATTATCCGCAAGCTCACAAACAACGACGGTCTTACTCTTAAAAAGGGTAAAATCATCACTTATAAAAGTGGTTGGCAAGTCGCAACAGAGGGAATCGAAACACGCGACGCACGCGAAGCAATCAACGCAGTCAAAGCATACAAGGGCGATTGTGGCATATGGTACAGTGAAGGCATTTATTATATCGACAAGTCAAAGCGCGTTAGCACAAAGCGCGAAGCCATGGAGATTGGACGAGCATGTAACCAAATTTCAATCTTGTGCTGGCGCACTATGGGGTTAGCTTATTGCTAACCCCATACTATTTTAAAACAATGTAAATTAGACTATACGTAGTCTCTAATTTACAAATCTTTAACTTGACAAATTGCAAGATTCGGTATATAATATATACATAAAAGCAAGGAGGTAATAAACAATGAAGATTTGGACTGATGGTTGCGACACCTTTGAGACTGAGGACGAAGCCCGCGATGACGCTTATGAGAATATCACGTGGGATGACGTTGAAGAGTATTTTCAGAACAGCGTCAATTTCCACGACTTTTTCACCAAAGTGCGGGAAAATATGCCGAACTTCTTTGATGTTTTTGAAAACGAATGGTGTGAAGCAGAGAACGAATATTTTGATAACAATTATTGGGAGGAAGGAGAGGAAGAATAGCGGCAACGCTATTCTTTTTTAATCCCATGTTAATTAGACTAAACGGATAATCTAATTTACTAACAATTAACTTGACTTCTGGGATATGGTATGCTATAATGTATACATCAAATGAAAGAGAGGTACACCCCATGAATAAGACTTTTGACTCCATCGCCGCCGATACCGCCGCAATCGCCCTGAACATGATGACTACTGAGGAACTCCGCGAGGTCATCAATGCAGCCGCAAGCAAGATTGATGAAAAGGCTGAGCAGCACCGCATAGCGATTGAACAGGCAATCGCGGACGCGCTTGCGGACGGCTTCGATATCTGCATCTGGGTTGAGGGCAGGAACGGAGACTGCTTCATCGACCACGAGGAGACCGACCGCATCACACACGTATCTGTAAATTAGTGGGAAACCACTAATTTTTTTAAGCAAGTGTAAATTAGAAGATACGGACCTTCTAATTAACAGATAAATAACTTGACTTTTCTCTGTATTAGATGTATAATGAATATACAAAAAAGAGAGGAGATAACCACTATGGCAATCATCATCAAGCATACTTATTCCACGGAAGTTGACATTGTTTTCACCTCTGAGGACGGTTACTGCTTTCATCAGAAAGTCACCGACACCATGGACGGAATTGCGGAACACGTTTGCGAAATGTTCGCCGCGCACAGGTTTACCGCAGCGGATGTTTGCGACGCCCGAACCGGCGAGGTTCTGATGATTCTGGAGCGGACGTAAGTCCGCTTTAATTTTATGTAAATTAGATTATACGGCTACTCTAATTTATAATAAATTAACTTGACAAATATCTTTCTTTTATGCTATAATATAACCAACAAAGCAAGGGAGGAAATAAAATGATTAGTCTGGTTTGTTTCTTGATTTCACGCGCCGCCGCGATTTTGCTTGCTATTGCTTGTATTGCCTATGCAGAAGATTGGAAAGTTTGGAATACAAAACTTTGGTAATTCCGCAAGCGGAATTACTTTTTAATTTTGTGTAAATTAGAGCATACGTACACTCTAATTTACGTTTATTTAACTTGACAAATAGTCTGTCCTTTGATATAATATATACAAGATAAAGAAAGGATGGTAATAACAATGACTGTTAAAGAACTGATGGAGACTCTTGACACCTATGCTGCTATCTTTGGTGATGACTTCACTTCTCTGCCTATTGTAATGACCGGTCATGATATTGATGGTGAACGGCAGTATAACATTCCCGTAGTTGACTATACGTTCAACCTCGATGAAGATACTTTCACCCTTTGGGACCGATAAGCGCGAAAGCGCTTATTTTTTTAAGCATATGTAAATTAGACTGAACGGATAGTCTAATTCATTTACTTTTAACTTGACATATCATAGTTTATTTGATATAATATATCCATCAAAACAAGGGAGGAAAACATCATGCCGAATCTGCCGCTTTACTCCATCGACTACGTTCTCAACGGAACCGATACCGCCGTTTTTCAGAACTTTTACACCACAAAAGCCGCGCGTGATTTCCTTTGGAATAACCGCAACAAAATTCACGATGTAATGATTTCTCTGTTTGGAAGCAATACACCACTTCTGATTTGCGACTTGCGGGATTAATCCCGCATTTCTTTTTGAATATATGTAAATTAGATAATACGGCTCTTCTAATTTCCGAACTTTTAACTTGACTAAATCTTCCTATGATGTTATAATATATACATCAAATCAAAGGAGGACAACCCCATGAAGTATGTTGTTGTGAATATGACCACCAAGGAACAGATTATTGTTGCTACTCGCACCGAGGGCCGCGCCCTTGCCGAATATTTCAGCGCAACTACTCGCCATCTTTGGTATTTAATGATTGTTACCGACTAATGGGCGAAAGCCCATTTTATTATCTATATGTAAATTAGACTATACGGCCAATCTAATTTACCAATGTTTAACTGGACAAATTTCTAATTCTATGCTATAATGAGTTATCAAATGAAGGAGGAACAACCCCATGATGAAGATTGATATTCCGGAGAAGATTTTCGTAGCGCACGACAGCGAATCTTGCGACACTATTTGCGCAACCGCCACGATGGACGAATGTGTTCGGCGCATCATGAATTTCATGTATGCACACGATTATGTTTGCGCTAACTTCAATTATGATGAAGAATACACCATCATTGAGTATGTGGAAACGTATCGTGTCGGCGCAACCATCAATGAACGCCACGGCACAATCACTATCACGGAAACCAAGTTTTTCAAGTCGGATGAATAATCCGACTTCTCTTTTTAAGACTGTGTAAATTAGAGTAGCCGTGAAGTCTAATTTACTAATGTTTAACTTGACATATAGCTTTTTATGTATTATAATATATACAGAAATTGAGAGGAGGCAACCCCATGAAACAGATTAACAAAGTGCAGGCCCGTAAACTTTACAGTGAAAAGAAACCGTTTATCATTGTACCCGCGAATATGCGCCCTGATTCGCAATTCGCCGTCCACATGAAACCTGGTTGGATGTTCCGCAATTTCAACAATTTTTACAATGAATTTTGCTATTATAACTGCAATAACAACGAGGTCGGCCGCTACCCGAGATTTTATGTGGAGGATTAATCCTCCACTTCTTTATTAACTATATGTAAATTAGAATAAACGTAGATTCTAATTTACTAATGTTTAACTTCCAGTTGCTTACTTCTTAATATTGAAAATGGTATAATATACCCATCAAATGAAGGGGGTACAAACCTATGAAGAACATTTTCGTTATCCATGAGAACGGTGAAATCATTACCGCCCGCGACACCATGAACCATGCTATCGCCGCCGCCATGAACCGTCTTTCGATTTGCGGCTATCTGTGTGAGGGGTTCGACTATGGCGATACTGTTACGGTTATTTACTACCGCAACCCCAGCACCAACGAAGTAAATTTCATGTATATTGAAGTCACGACTTTAAAAGAAGGGGTTTAATCCCTTCTTTTAATTCCATGTAAATTAGAATAAACGTACTGTCTAATTCACACACATTTAACTTGACAAATCACGTCAATTCATGCTATAATAAATCATCAAATGAAGGGAGTTAATACCATGAAAAAGTACAGCATTACTACCAAGTTTGTTACCATGTACACCAAAGAAGAAGAAGTCAAAGTCGAATACACAAACGACTTTGAAGCCGCTTTGGGCGCGTATATCATTTACATCGAGAACCCCGAAGTTGTATTCTGCACTTTGGCGCTTCTTAACGAAAACGACACAATTCGGGATATTGTCGCCGCGTTTAATTCACAACATATAAGGGGTTAATCCCCTTTTATGTTGACTATATGTAAATTAGAAAATACGTATCGTCTAATTTACGCACTTTTAACTTGACAATATACCTCTATCCATGTTATAATAAATCATCAAATGAAGGAGGTAACTCACATGAACACAGTCGGCAATCGCGAACATTACTATACTTGGGATGACACCCCGATGCCCGATGGCAAGTATCACGTTGGTGAAGGCGGCACTTGGGGCTGGCGACTTGGAAAAGGTTTTAAAACCGTCGCCGGCGCAAAGCGGTGGGCAATCCGGCAGGCAGGCACAGACACCTATGAGGATTAAAAGAAGGCGCCTGCCTTCTTTTATTTTTATGTTAATTAGAATATACGGACATTCTAATATACGTAATTTTAACATAGAAAAACTATTGACAAATCAATTTTTTGTGGTATAATAAAATAAAAAAACGGTTCAACAACAACGACAACATGAGAGGAGAATTTTACAATGTTTTTTCAGATTCAGATTCGTCACGTTTTGGTCTATGGTTACATCTACGACAACGGCATGTTTGAAATTAACATGTGGGACTTTGATGCCGATGACTATTGGTTCAGGGACGGACGTAAAAAGAATGTTAAGGCCGCATGGCGTATGATTTACCATATGGCGCGCGACATGGACAGGTTTAACCACTTCATTGATGAAGATGGCGTTAAGGAAACTGAGGCCGCGCTTGACCTTTTCCTTAAGGATTTTCTTGAGGAACTTGACAAAACAAACCTTGAAGAACAAGAAAAAATCTTGTTTGAGAATTGGGAACTTGAATAGGCGAAAGCCTATTCTTTTTTAAGCCTATGTAAATTAGACTTTCCGTATAGTCTAATTTACGAATATTTAACTTGACAACTCTTGTAAAATTTGGTATAATCAATAATGGTGGAATATTATAGAAAGGCAGGTGAATGTTATGACTGTGTTAAGGAGTGATTGAGTTTTGGTTAAGATACTGCTAAAATTAAGTAAAGTGGCCCGTGTATCGGGTCTATTAGTGTTGCCTAATTTTAGCTGAATTTAACCTATTATTAACTTGACTTCTGAGCTGGAAGCTGGTATAATATATATAGAAAAAGAGAGGAGCTGGAGCTGGATATGTATATTCCAACTGATGTGGAGCTGGCAGAGCTGGAACAGGCTGTGGAGCTGGTAGATAAGCTGTATAATAAAATGGGAGAAGCTGAAAGCTATGATTTAATTGAAGATGCTGGTATTCATTATCAACTTGGTAAAATTTCTGACATGCTTCATTTTGGTACCTTACGAATACTACGGCAAAGAAAGGAGCTTATATAATATGAAATATGATTTTGAACTTCTTGAACGCGCACGAGACTATTGTGATATGACTATCGACGACATTATGGAGCAAGATGCAGGACATTACGAAATCGAAGCAAAACGAAGTCTTAACAAAGCAATAACTGAAATCAATAATGCTATTGATTTACTGGTATTCTATAACGCGGAACAATAACCGCGTTTTTATTATATAAATGTTAATTAAACCGCACGTACAATTTATATAATAATCTTTTAACTTGACAATTAATTCTAAAAATGATATACTATATATAAAAGAAAGGAGAATAAATATGTGGACTATTCGTGGGGTTTTGAATTGGGCAAGCGCCCACAAATATGAAATTAAAATTATTAACGACCATCATATGTTTTATAGAACTAACTATCAAACTTGTGAAGTATTGAATGGAAAAGATTTTTGGCATGAATGGGAATATTTTGATTTAATATAAAATTAACTTGACATTCAATCTCAATTATGATATAATAAATACATCAAATGAGAGGAGATACGAATTATGCGCGAAGTTACTATGTATTATGCTTTTGATGACAAGGAATTCGACAACTACGAACAGTGTTTGCGTTATGAGAATAACGCATATATGTTAATGCGAAGCATAGAAAAAAAGTATTCTTTCTATGATAAAAATATGAAAGAAATGACTGCTCCGTTTGAATCTCCTAACGTCGAAGATTGGCTTACTTGGCTTGATGATGCTTATTCTTACTGTACCTATATCAGAAGGACAGGCAGCCTAACAGACGATGAAGCCGAAATCATTCGGGAAAATATCGGTTCATGTATTTACAATGATGATTTCAGTTGTGCAATAGGTTTATTTGAATACAATCGCCGCACTGGTGAATGGGATAAAGTGGATGAATAATCCACTTTAATTCTATGTAAATTACATAATACGTTTATTTTAAATAACAAACACTTAACTTGACTTATTAACTTCTATCTGTTATAATAAATACATCAAATGAAAGGGGAATAAATCAATATGTTGAAGATGAACTACTCTGATTTCAAGGGCAAGAATTACAACCAGCTTATCAAAGAGTGCGAACGGCGCGGAATCAGCACTTTCAACCATAAGGGCATGAGTTTGTCCGCAGAGGACCTCGTCGGAAAGATTATCGCATATGACGCTTATTATGAAGGCCGCAACGATGCTCTTAATGGACGTTCTCCCAAGGTAGAGACTAAACCTGAACGTACTCGCTATCGCTTGCGGGAATGTGATGGAACTGAACATTATGTTATGCTTACGCCCGAACAAGAACGTTTTATGCGTTGGAATCATGAGCATTATATTAGTTATGATGACATGAGTATAGATGTTATCGAAGATATTGAATGGGAAACTCCGTAAGGAGTTTTCCTTTTAATTTTATGTTAATTAAATTATACGTACATTCTATTTTGCATAAAATTAACTTGACTTCTTAATCCATATATGTTATACTTAATACATCAAATGAAAGGGGTCTTGTAATATGAAGATTTGGTTGGATATGGATGGAACTATTGCGGATTTTTACGGCGTTGACGGTTGGTTGAACTATCTTCAAAATGAAGATACTACGCCATACAGCGCGGCAAAACCTCTTATTAATATGAGTTTGCTTGCCCGCTATCTCAACAAACTCCAAGCCCAAGGTCATGAAATCGGCATTATCTCATGGGGTTCTAAACATGGCTCAGACGATTTTTTGGTTAAAATCGGTATTGCAAAATTTTACTGGTTAGCAAAGCATTTGCCTTCTGTTAATTTTGATTATATCAAAATTGAACGCTATGGCACAAATAAACTCACAGTAACAGGCGGGGGGATTCTTTTTGATGATGAAGAAAGAAACCGCACAACGTGGGGAAATGGAGCTTATAAGCCAGAAAAAATTTTTGAGATTCTTTCACAAATGACAAAGGCGGGATAACCGCCTTTTTTAATTTCAAGTTAATTAAATTATACGTTGTATGTATTTAACAAAAAATTTACTTGACAAGCAACAGAATTTATGCTATAATATTTATAGAAAATGAAAGGAAAAACAAAATGTTTATCTATCTGATTCTTGCCGTTGACATTTTGATTGTTTCCGCAATTATCGTAACAATTATTTAACTTGACTTCTCCTCTCAAATCTGCTATAATATATCTACAAAGTGAAGGACAACACTAAACCAGAAAGGAAAATGCTATGACACAAGCAGCACTGGAAACCGCGATTCGTAATGACGTTCTTGCCGTTATTACCGCCGCTCTGACTGAACACTACGATGCCGATGTGATGGATGTTAGTGCAAGTGAACTTACCATGCCTGTTGTCGATGCCGAAGGCAATGAAAAGTTTGCTCTGATTAAGGTATCTATTCCGCGTGGTTCCCGCAATGGTGATGGCGGCTATGATGCCTATGACGGTTACGCAGCCCATGATGAATGGGAAGCTGACAAGGCTGATAAGGCCGACAAAGCGGCAAAGCGCAAAGAAAAGGCCGAACGCGAAGCAGCGGAAAAGGAACGCAAGCGCGCCGCGAAAAAGACGATTAAGAAACTGAATACCGAAGGACTCCAGGCTATGATTCACGCGCCCAACCCCGAAGAAGTGACGGTTTAACCGTCACTTTATTTCTATGTTAATTACACTATACGTTCATTCTATATTACAAACAATTAACTTGACTTATTGAAGAAAATAGTATATACTATTTATAGAAAGAGAGGGAAGTCAAATGAATGAATATATTAAGACTTTTCGTTATCTCAAAAAATTTTCTAAAGATGAGCTTTATGAAGTTGCTATATTAATGGGTCTTGAATTAGGCAAATATAGTAAAAAAGAAATAATTCTTTTCTTAATCGTAAAAAATGAATCCATCAAAGCAGTAAATGCTTATGAAAGATATATGAAAAACTTAACTTGACATTTCTCTTTCAGTATGCTATAATAATTCCAGAAAGTGAGGAAACGCAAATGGCAAAGAATAAAACCTATGAAACTATTCGTAAAATACGCGGTGATTGGGGTAATATCAGTCCAGTAACCAAAGTAATTCCTAATAAAAAGAAAAATTATATTCCCGATGAATATGATGAATTTTATAGTATGGCTGATTGTAATTATGATTTAGAACATCCTAACGCAGACCATTGCAAAGAAGATTGGAGCGATTATTAATGATTGTAGCAGGGCTTATTCGCGCAGCACAAACCAAAGTTATTATTAACAGCGTCATAATTTGGAATCCAAATACCAGTCGTGCCTTATATGTTGGGCCAGTTAGCAATATCCCTGACAAACTTAAATATAAAGAAGCTAAATCATATCGTTACAGTAAAGAAAAAGAAAGAATAATAATAAGGATTTAATCCTTATTATCTTAACTATATGTAAATTATATTATACGTTCAACCTAATTTACAATAAATTAAAAGAAGAAGGCTTACGCCTTCTTCGCAGCCTTTTCGGCTTCTTTGGCAGCCTTATTATCTGCCTTAATCTGGCGTTCGGCTTCCCACGCCTGCGCCGCTTCACGCGGATTGAACGCCTTGGATACCTTGGTATCCTTGTAAGCCTTGGACTTGACGGTAACTTCCGTCCAAATGTCCTGACCTTCAACATTCTGAAGGATAGCGAAGGAACCGTCCGCGAACTTAATCGCATTGTGCTCCTGGAGGGACGGCATAATAGCCGCGATAGTTGCCTGACGAGCGGTAGCCTTCATTTCAGCAGCAGTCATAGCCATAAGTTGTAACCCTTTCTGGTTTTTAGGACTTTTCCTTGTCCTCTTGACAGTTATTATTATAGCAGAATTTCATTTCCTTGTCAATACTTTTTTCTGTTAATTTCATTTTAATTAGAAATCCCGTAATTTCTAATTTTCCAAATCTTAACTATCCTAATACTTGACATTTCGTTCCAATTCTGCTATAATAATTACAGTTGAGGGAGAGGAAAGGAAATCCCAAAACTTATGAGGGTGTAGCCAAGTGGTATGGCAATGGACTTTTAATCCATGTATCGCGGGTTCGATTCCCGCCACCCTCACCAGACAGGGCCGCTGCCTGTAGTGGTGTGCTACTTTAATAAGAAAGCCCACGTAAAAACGGCGTCACGAAATCTTAACTTGACAAAGTTGGGAAATCGTGGTATGATGAAGATGTTAAAGGGGTTTTGAGCCACAGACCCGTGGGGCGACGGTTGAAAGTCGCAATAGTATGTCACTCTGTTAAACAGAGAAGCAAGGGTAAACCTTGAGGAACGCACGAACCCCTTTAACAAACTCTTAACTTGACATTACAGTGCGAAAGTGCTATAATAAATACATCAAAGGAAAGGAGAAACAAATGGAAGAATTAGTTGGAAAGACAATTCTTGCCGCAGAAGTTGATGGTTTTGGTATAGTATTGATTTTTGATGATGGTTCCATTTTTAATTACTCTGCTTCTGATGGCGGATGCTCCACCTACGATTTCACAAAATCTTAACTTGACATTATAGCAAATCGGTGCTATAATAAATACATCAAAGGGAACGACACCCTACAAACGAGAAAGGAATTAACCCACTATGAAGAAGTCTACTCTTGAGATGATGAAGAACTATCTGAACGGCGACAACACTGTTGACCTGTCTGTGCTTCGTGATGAAGTCAATACCGAGTGGGAGCGCACCACCGCAAAGTCCCGGGCCAATACTGAACTATATAACGCCGCGCATGATGCTTTGATGGCTTGCGCCGTGTGGGACAAGTCGATGACTGTGAAAGACCTTTGGGATGCTGTTAAGGCAGATATGCCGGACACTTTCACCGCAAGCAAGATGCGGTACGGTATGCTGAATCTGTGGCAGAATGATGTCAAGGTTCACAAGCCTGACAACGGCGGCAATAACATGTATTCCCGCGCCTAACCTATATCCAGCGCCCTTCGGGGCGCTTTTCTTTTAGCTAATGTTAATTAGACTGAACGTATAGTGTAATTTATATACACTTAACACAAAAAAGTATTGACAAATAGCCATATAGGGTGTATAATATATCCAGAAAGTGAAGGAAAACACTTGACAAACCAGAAAGGGATTGAGAATGAACTTTATTAAAGAACGTAATTTTATCGTGGCTCTTGACGGTTCTTTGAAGGTCGGCGCGTGGGACATTACCACCGGACAGTTTATCGGCAAATCTGGCAAACCTGTTAAGGGCGTCCCTCAGTGCTTTACTTTCAGTCATTTGCCCGAATTCCGCAACCAAAATATTTTGGGTTATGCCATTTATTGGTATCGTAATAAGTTTACCCATACTTATGACCCCGATTATAATGAAGAAAAGGGCGCGCGTTTCGAACAGCTTTTGAGTTTGGGCCTGTTTCCGAGTGAGCCGGAAACTCTTAACAATAAACTCAATCTTACTAAAAAGATTGTAGATTATGTTAAGGAAGAATGTAATAGTTACTATAATGCGTTTCAAGTTAATAAGTATCTTACTATGATACAGTACGAACAGTATGTTAATACTTTGCCTGATTGGGCGAAAGAAGTTTTTTCTTCTTTGCTTCACACTGATTTTCCTGTTGATTATATTAAAACTGCGTTAAATCGTGTTATTAACGAACACGTCGAAGCAATGTATGCAGGTTATAATCAGGCAGGTTATATTAGGGATATGTTAGCTTGGTATTATAAGACTTCTATGAAAATGTTTGACAAAGTAGAAGTTGAAAAGAACTTTTTGACAAAATATGCCGTTCTCAAATATCTTGAAATAGAATATAAGAACGCGCATTATAATGAAGCATTGGCAAAGTATAACGATAAAAAATGGCTCTATTATGAGAATGATACTTTTATTGTCAAGCCCATTTTGACAAAAGAGGATTTCCATAAAGAGGGCGAAGCGCAGAGGAATTGCGTTGAACGTCTGTATATGGAAAAGGTTTACAATGGTAAAACCCATATTGTGACCGTTCGTCTTAAAACCGACCCTGATAAATCTTATATTACTTGCGAAGTTACTAACAGCGGCCTTATTTATCAGTATCTTGCTTTTAGCAATTCAGACCCGAAGGATACAGCGGCAAAGAATTTCAAAAAGGAATATCAGCAGCACCTTAATTCAATCCGCGAAAAGAATTAACCCGCAAGGGTTAATTTCTTTTTTAAGCCAGTGTAAATTAGATAAAACGTCAGGTCTAATTTACAAAGGTTTAACTTGCAATTCTGAGGCGAGTGTGCTATAATATACCTACAGTTGAAGGAAAACAACATAAACCAGAAAGGGATTTTTATGAAGAAATTGAAGTTTATGGTAGTTGATACGGAAACGGCAACTTTGCCTTTTGCAGATGAAATCGCAAATGGTGATGCTGAGCGAAAAAAGCGCATAGCCATTGCCAAACCCCTGATTTATGATATTGGCTGGACTATTTGTGACCGCGCGGGGAATATTCACGAGCGCAAGCAGTTTTTGATTGCGGAAACTTTCGCAGTTCCTGCCATTTTCAATACTGCCTATTATGCGGAAAAACGCCCGATTTATCTTGATATGCTTAAAGAGGGCGAAACCACCATAAAACCTTGGAATGAGGTTATGGAAATTTTCATTTCTGATATGTCCTCGGTGGATGGAATCGGAGCATTTAACGCAATGTTCGACTTCAAAAAGGCTATTCCTTTTACTGAACTTTACATTCAGGAATTGTATAGCCCTAACTATAACGAGTGGGAACAGATACAGCGCAGGAGCGCGGCGCGAATAGCCGATGGCGAAAAGAACCAGCGCAATCCCGATTTTGAAGCAGAAATTTTCCGTTTTCGTGGTAAAACCTATTCCATGTTTGATTTGTGGGGACTTGCCACGACACACTTGTTAAACAATACGAACTATAAAAACAAGTGTTTGGAAAATGGTCTTTTGACTAATTCGGGAACATTCTTTAAGACTTCCGCCGAATCGACTTTTCAATATCTTTGTGACGTATACGACTTTGAGGAAAGCCACACCGCGCTTGATGATGCTATCATAGAATCTTATATTCTCCATAAGATAGCACAGCGCCATGCAATAACGCCGGGCATTAAGTTTTTCCCTTTCCGTGATTTGGGCGCTACTGATGAATTTTGCATGAGAAGGAAAAAGGTAAACAAGCGCGAATGTGAAACCGTCTTTTGTGCTATGGCTTGTTATGTTGACGCAAAGCAAGACGAAGCAGCAGAACAGGACAAGGCATTGTCTACCTATTGCGTAGGTTTAGTCAATCGGATGCGGCGGCTTGCCGAGTATGCCGGAATCGAATGTAACTATTAAGTTAAGACCCGCAAGGGTCTTTTCTTGTTAAATAAGTGTAAATTAGACGAAACGTCAATTGTAATTTACTATGTTTTAACTTGACTTATGTGGGAATTTCTGCTATAATATAATTGTTCCAAGGGTGAGGGCAGTAAGCCGATACCGCGGAGCGCTACGCGAAATTCGCAGTAAGGCCCACGCTCTTGTAACAAACTCTTAACTTGACATTAGGCACACAACGTGCTATAATGAATACATCAAGTGAAGGAAAACACTAAAAAACCAGAAAGGATTTTCATTACTATGGCGAAGATTTCTAAGGCTCTTGTCGATTCCAACATCCGCACCGCTATCTTCAACACCCTGCACATTTCCGAGGTCGAGGGTATTCACAAGATTAACGACCGCCAGTATGGTTGTCTTGTGACCGATTCCAACGGCGTGGAACGCTACGCCCGCATCGGCGTTATCGTGGCCGAGGAACGCGAGGACATGACCGCCGCCGAACTCATGGCCGCTGAGATTGCGGACTATGAGGACAAGCAGGCTAAGAAGGCCGCGAAGGCCGCCGAGCGTGCCGAAAAGGCCGCTAAGGACAAGGCCAAGCGCGAAAAGGCCAAGGCCGAAAAGGAAGCCAAGGAGAAGGAGGAGGAGTAATCCTCCTTCTTTTTAAGTTTATGTAAATTACACCTAACGTAAATTCTAATTTACTAACTCTTAATTTGACAAATAGCTAAGCCCATGCTATAATATATACATCAAGTGAAGGACAACACTTCAAACCAAAGGAGATTACATTATGGAAAACAAGAAAGTTACTGTCACTTTCCCTTGTGCTGGTTTGCTCGGAATTGCTTTCGTAGTTCTGCGTTTGTGCGGCGTAATTGCGTGGCCGTGGATTTGGGTTCTTGCCCCATTCTGGATTCCTCTTGCGCTCAGTCTTATCATTGTCATAATCACCGCCCTGCTGACAAGATAACAAACTCTTAACTTGACAAACTCCACTCAATCTGATATAATATAATCAATCAAGTGAAGGAAAACACTTAACAAACCCAAGAGAGAAAGGATTCAATATGAATATGAACTCTAACATCAAGTGCGGCACTTCCATCAACGGCGGCATGGTTCTGACTGATATGCCTATCAAGACTCTGGTTGCCCTGCGTGACGCGGTGGATGATGCGATTCGCAATTCCCGCAAGGCTGATTCTGACCGCCTTCTGACCGACATCATTTCCGCGATTGACGCGGCAAATGACGAGGGCTATATGGTCAACATCAATGGCCACCCTCTGAACCCCGATCATCTGACCGTCGATTATGACGAGGATGATGATTATTGGGATGACGAGGATGAGGACGAGGACGACGATTGGGACGACGAGGACGACGATGATGATGACTACTATGATGATGACAATGATGATGATGACTACTGCTATGGATGCCGCGATGATTGCCTTCATTGTCCTCACTGTTAAGAAAAGGGCGTAAGCCCTTTTCTTTTTAAGCATATGTAAACTAAACGATACGTATAATCTAATTAATTAATAATTAACTTGACTTCAGAGTATTTCTATGTTATACTATATTCAAGAAAAGCAAAGGAGAAAGTCAATGAAAATTGTTGCTGATATGTATTACAATGTATATAAAGTTGTTTATGGTGGTCAAGGTTTCCGTGATACTTATACTTTGAAAGCAACTTTTGATACCAAAGACGCGGCAGAAGCATATATTAAGAAAATACGTTCTGAAAAAGAATTATATGTTTCATATCAGATTGAAGAAAAGATAGAAAATATCAGAAAATTAACTTGACTTCCATTCCACTCTATGCTATAATATATTCAAGAAAACGAAAGGGGATTAAACATTATGGATTACATTTGCCCTCATTGCGACACTGAACTTGAACTGGTTGAAGTTGAAACCTATCAGGACTATTCTTCTTCGTGCGAACTAACCGAGTATAATACTTGGTGTTGCCCTAACTGTGGGCGCAAGTATCAGAATGAAGTCGGTTATACTTTCGTTGAAGAAACCGAACTCAAGGAGATTAAGTAATTATGAAATGTCCTAATTGCGGCGAAACAGTTACTTTTGAGGATGTAGTAGATACCGAATATCATAATCATGCATATTATGATATTGGTTATGGTACTTGTCCAAAGTGTAACAAAACTTGGGGATGGACGGAAGTTCTTGCTTATGTAAGGGATGAAGATATTCAAGAGATGAAAAATTAAGGCGCGAAAGCGCCTTTATTTTAAGTGAATGTAAATTATTGTGTACGTACAATCTAATTTACATGTAATTTAAAAAATAGCGACATTGTCGCTATTTATTATATACTTGTTTAAATCTACCAAACATAGTAGTATTGTCATTATCAGAAGTTAATCCAGTGACATTATAAGCCATTATGTTAATAGAAGGAATTTCAAAATGCTTTATGCCGCCATCCCACAAAAGACAAGCAAATTGGAGAATACAAATAGGAATAAATGTTAAGATATAAAACCAAATTTTCATATCTTTTTTTATTACTCCTTCATTTGGATTATTCATCCAAATATAATGATTACAAAAATATTTCTCAAGAAAATGCTTTTCTTTGTAGCGGCAAATATAGGCAATATCATCATAACAAATTTTCTTCATATAACATATCCTCCAATGTTTTTTTTCCTAAATTCCATCTAACCCACCATGGCATAAGCATAAAGGCACGATACCAATTTACTTTTTTATGATAACCATACTTTTTATTTTCTTTTCTATCATATTTCCTATTTGCGGCAAAATTCTTTTCGCGCTTACACTTCATATTATATATCCTCCAATTATAGTCCAAAAGCCCTTAAGATGATAATTGCAACAAGCATAACGCCAACGCATCCCGCAACAATCACAAAAAGACAAAACTTATCTTCTTCTTCTAAATATTCTCGAATGCCACATATAATTATATAAACACAGCCCGCAAGAAAACAAAGAATAAAACCTATAATTAGAATATCTCCAAGAATATCCGACAAAATTCCACTAATCATTCACTTGCGCTCCCTTCATTTGATAAATCAATTATAGCAGATAATGTGTAATATGTCAAGTTAAAGTATGGTAAATTAGAGTGTACGTACATTTTAATTAACATAAAATTAAAGCGACACTTAAAGTGTCGCTTGTTTTTCCCTCAAATGTCGTCTATACATTATATCATTATAAGCACTTTGTTTAATGGTAAGTTCAAATGCTTTTGTTGAACCACGTTCATCATCCAATGCGGCGATAGATAACTTTATATAAGGAAAATCTTCATTATTTGTTGCGATAACAATATCCATATCATTATAATTAGCAACAATATTCGCATCTTCCAACCAATTACTAATAAAATCCAGCCGCGCGGCATGTTGCTTTTCTGCTAATGTCATAACTTAATTTCCTTTCTTAAAGTTCTTTTATTTCTTTTTCGTAATAATCCGCGATTTTCTCGCGCATATAATTAACTTCTTCTACAAGCAAACGAAATCTTTCATCACTCATATCCAAAGTAGCGACAAAATCATCCCACATTTGCTTAAAAGGAAAATGATAACCTTCTTCACAATACAGCGCTCCTTGTTGCGTTTTTTTCATTGCCATATTACTGACTCCCTTCATTTGATGTAATAAGTATAGCATAAGCCGCGCAAAAAGTCAAGTTAAATCTATATAAATTAGACTGCCCGGCCATTCTAATTTACCAATCCCTAACAATACTTCACTCTGGTAAAGTGTTACTATGCTACCATAGTAAAGTGCTACCATACTAAAACCTACCTCTTGACTTGGATATAAAATTATGTTATAATAATATCAGAAAGAGGGGAGGGAAGTTGTGTGTTCGAGCTGAGTTTTCGTACGTATAATTTCCCCGTAAGGAGCTGGAAATAAGCTGGAACATAAGCTGGAAATTTTTTTCATAGTCAACAAGAAAAAAGCTGGAAATTTGACAAAATAAATTAAAATAATTTAAAAATAAATAAAAAACCTTAATTTTGAAAGAAAAATTTCAAAAAAGGAGTGTAAAAAAATGAGAGAAGGATTGCATTTATCCGAAGCACTTGACTTAGAGTGCCCAAATTACGAGCGCGGACGTTTGAACCTAATTGTCGCGCAAACCGGTCAAGGCAAAACCACAGCTGCAATAAATACTATACCAAAGCAATTGGGTGTCGCGCCTCAGCGATGCCTTATTTTAATTGACACGACAATGGGTGAGGAGGAGAAAATAGCCCTTGAAGAATGTCAAATGTGGGGCGAGAAGCTGGATAAACCCTATATATTAAATTATCAGAAATTCGGCGCAATGGTTAAACGTGGAGAGCTGGTAGCTGAGATGTTTGATTATATATGCTGCGACGAAATTCATAATTTAATCAAATATGTAAGAATAGATGAAGCTAATATATGGAAGCGCAACCCAGAAAGCTCGCGAGAAGTTATTTGTCTTATACTATCCCAAGAATCATTTTCTTACATAGCTATTGACACTCTACTCCATTGGGCTGAGCTGAAAGGAGTGTGGTGGTTTGGTTTAACTGCGACCGCGGACAACCTAGAAAAATGGGCTCGTTTAAAATCATATATCAATGAAATTCAAATTCAAGAACAACTAATAGCCTATGAAGTATTTCAGAAATATGAATATTCAGACATTCACGTTCTACTTCGCGCAAATCCAGAAGTCAAACGTTTAATATTTGTTCCTAAAATAGAACAAGGTGAACAGTTTGCGCGTGAAATTCAAGAAAATACAGGGCGTAAAGTTGTTTGTTTATGGTCTAAACACGCCTTAAAACCAATGACAAATAATCAGTTAGACATCGTCAATCACTTGCAACATAACCATAAGTATCCAGATGATATAGATGATATAATACTCACAGAAGCATACGCTACTGGCTGGAATTTAATGGATGATAATGTGCAAATTGTAATTGTGCATAGTGGGAATAAGGACATACAAATTCAATTCCCTGGGAGAAAACGTGGAGATTGGCAAATACAATATAATTATAACAGTCAATTAGCTGCTAATGAAAAACGTTTAAATAGAAAACAAATTGCAAGAGCTGATATAGCAAACACTCAATGGATTATACCAGATAATTATTTAAACCGTAAATTAGGGAAGGAAGATAAAGAACAATTGATTCAAGAAATTGGTTATCCTAAGAAATGGACATCACTAAAAAAGGATATCGAAAACTATTATGATATTAAACAAACTGGAACAGGAGTTAATTATGGTCATATCATTTGTCCTAAATTTTAAAAGGTAGTATTTTTCACTTGAAAAAAATTGGGTCCGGGGTTCTATATAGAGAACCCCGGACTCGTTTTTTTTCAGGAAAAAAATACTACCAGTCAAATAATTGACTTGTGTAATTTTGAAGAAAGATTAAAATGCTGACAAAATTTTACCCCCACCTCTTATAAATAGATGGGGTAAGTTTTTCGTCAATCAAAAATAAGTATATAGATTTTATAAAAAAATAGTGAGTCAAATGCTTGACAAGAGCTGAAATTTGGCGCACTACCATAAACCCTACACTCCAAAATTCTCCCCACTTCAAAACCAACCCTTTCCTCCCAAATTTACAACTTCCTTATTCCTTCCCTATATTTAACCTTATACATACCAAAAATTCATATCTCTTCTTTTCTTTACAACAAGGATGTATCCTTTATTAAATATCCAAAATGCTATATTTTTCCTTTTCTTACAGCCGCGCGAAAACCTTACGTCCCCCTTCCCGCTCATCAAAAAGCGCTTCGCGCTTTTTGAAGAGCCGGTCCCCAAGGGGACCCGTTTGTTGACTTCTAGTAAAATTTGGAGTATAATATAAATATAAAGTGAGAGAGGTTGATTTAAATGAAGATTGGCAAGGAAATGGTTTTTGATAAGAGAGAGAATTATGAAATTGTGCGATATAATTACTATTTCTCAAGTAGAAAAGAAATGGAAAAATTTAAGTTACATGAAAACGAAAGACTTATTGGACGTTCTTATTATACTGGAGATCAAATGTATCCTTGTTATATACAAGTCGAAGCTATTCGCGCGATTAAATCAAAGCATATTTATGATTCTGAAAATTATGGAGTTTTTCTTAAGAATTTACAACTAGTTCAAAAGAATTTTAATTACAGTAATGAATGGTATAATAATTGGATTGACTATGTAAATAAAATTGATTATGATGAAGCTGAATCGTTAATTGAACTATTGAATGATTTTTATGTAAGTGGAATGGAGAGTAATTGGTAATGAAGTTTATTGATAAGATAAGAAAATTAACTGATGATGCAAAAAGTATTGAGCGTGCTTATCCCTTAGTTGCTAAAACTATTGAAAAAAGTGCTTTACGAGGCAGTCATGGTTGTTATATGCAATTAACTCCTGAACAAATTGAAGCTTTGCGCGCGGAAGGCTTTCAAGTTAGTGAAGCTTCACTTCTTTTTGAACATTATATAGAATGGTGATTGATATGAGAAATATTTATGATTATTGTGATGATATAAATAATGTTCCACTTGAGAAAGTAGAATTAGATGTAAGGCATTGTAACAAAATTGCACACGAAGCTATTGCCGCGCGAGAAAGAATATTCGTTTCTGATATAATTTTAAATGCGGCAAACAAGGGTTGTTTTTCTGCAATATTACCGACTATTAATCAAGATACTAGACGCTGGCTGGCTGATTTAAATTTTAGTATTTATACGAATAATGATGGTATACATGTTTGCTGGGATGATAAGGTGATTGAAGATGAATGAAGATTTATTTGTTAAAGTTATTAAAGGTTTAGAGACTTGTATTAGAAAAGATTGTGAAAATTGCGAATATCATAAAAATTTTATTCACGGCTGTGAAAGAATGATCGTTGAAGCTAAGGAATTAATTTTAAAACAGCAGCATGAGTTAGAAACTTTACAAAATTTTTATGATAAGCAAGAAAAAGTTATTTGGGGCGATACTTGGATTCCTCATGATGAGTGTTGGTGATTTTATGATAAATGTAAAAGAAAATGAATTATACCAGGAAATTGAACTTTTTCATGGACAAATTAAAATTGGAGAAGCTGAAGTTGAATTAAATAGTCATATGCTTTCTAGATTAGTAATTTTTGAGCCATATCAAAATAAGGGTTTCGGCACTGAAGCGGTTCAGATGCTCGCGGAAAAATATAATTTAAAAAATTTATGGGTAAACGCAGATAATGCTCGCGCGATTCATACCTATGAAAAAAATGGTTTCAAAATTAATAAACCAACTATGTATGAGATGATTAAAGAATGAAAAAATTATTATTATATTGGATTAATAAAATTATTTACAAGTCTAATATGAATTATACTTATTCAAAAATTTGTGCGGCCTTAAAAAAGGGAGATTCTATTTGTCGTCTTGAGTATCCTAATGCTACTAAAAATGAAATAGATGATATTGTAGCTCGTTTAAAATATCTAGGCTATAATGTATACTTTACCTATATTTCTCCTATAGAAAAAAATCCTTCTGAAATTAGGATTAAATTACATGAATAATTTCATTTTGGTTCACGCGATTAAATTTCAATAGTATTGGTCGAAAACTGGGATGTGAGATGTCTTTCAGTTACCTACGACAATAACTCCAGTTACAGTAAGAAGCCTTTGAAAGTGCGATATTCTGCCAATTAAGTTTTCCACCACAATGACATCGAGTACCCGGAAAACTTTCCGGTGGAGAGTTTTCAGCGAAAACGGGTCGGCAGACCCCTGTCGATGGGGGCCGGTAGGCCCGTGAAAAAGTACCTGCGAAGGGGAGGGATAGAGTTTCCCAGACGCATATCGCCTCATATCCTGGCTAACACCATTTCATTTTGATTCGCACGATTAGACTCCAATTTTATTTTTAAATTCTATAGCCCTTAAACCAACCCCTAATTTCATTTTCATTTCTGAGATTAATTTTCCAGATTTTTTACTATATAAAAAATCCTATAAACCCACCCCTTGACTTTAATATAAAATTATATTATAATATATATATAAAAGGAAAGGAGCAACAATAGTATGTATTTAACTAAGTTTATGAATGAAAATTCGGATTGGCAGGCTAAGTTAGCTGTTGCTCCGTATTTTATTGAAACCAAGCAAGATGGGGATTACTATATCTTAAAGTACAATATGATTCAGTCTGACTTTAATTTGCCTGAAGTTATTGAAGCGCGCGGTTCTATCTTCCGTCAAAATGATGCGGGCGAATGGTTTTGTGTTTGCCGTGCAATGGATAAGTTTGGCAACTATGGAGAATCATATGCTTCTACCAATCGTATAGATTGGACTCTTGGCGTAGACGTTCAGGAAAAGATTGATGGTTCTATTATTAAGGTATGGCACGACCAGAATGAATGGCATATTTCTACCAATGGAACTATTGATGCTTTTAAGGCTGATTGCGGCGATACTACTTTTGGTGCTATCTTTAAGTCTATTGTCCAGCAGCATGTTTCTTGGAACGAATTTCTTTCTACTTTGTCTCCTTTGTATACCTATTGGTTTGAAATGGTGTCTCCGATGAATCGTATTGTTATTCATTATGATGAAGCTGCGATTTATTTCCTTGGTATGCGTAAGATGATGGATATGGAAGAAGATACTGGAATAGGAATAGAAGATTTCTTATTTTGGAACTCTTCTTGGGTTAAGCGTCCGCGTCATTTTCATTACACTTCTCTTGCAGAATGTATTGAAGCCGCGCATAAAATGGGCGTAAATGAAGAAGGCTATGTAGTTACTGCATATAATCAAAAGGAAAATGGTTCTGTTCTGCGTATAAAGGTTAAGGGTGATGAATATCTGCGACTGCATAAGCTGCGTGGTAATGGAGCTTTAACTGTTCTACGAGTTGTGGAAATGTGGCAAAATGATTCTCTCGATGATTTTATTGCTTATTATCCGGAATTTCACTCTTTTGTTGATGAAATTATTCATCAATTACGACATTTAATTGATATTGCTGACTTAGCTTTCTCTACTATAATGTCACACTCTCCTGCTACTCGTGCAGATTTTGCTTGTTATGCTTGTACTTATATCGGGCCGCTAAAGTCTTTCCTTTTCGCGCGACTTGATAATAAGGTACAAAATGCGTATGATTTTTACAAGGGAATGCGCGCGAAGAGCCTTTCCGCGCATCTACAAACTCTTGTAAGTAAGGATGCGGTTGGAGTTAATGAAGATGAATAAGGAGAATATTATGGAAATTACAGCTCATTGGATTTATGTTTTAAATACTGCGTCAGATGGAAGTTTTTATGGTGGAAAATACCGTTGTAGTCATTGTAGAGCCGTTTGTCTTGATAAGTACGATTATCCTTCTCGTGAACGATTCTGTCATGATTGCGGCGCACATATGATTGAAAGACCAGTCATGGAAATTGAAGAATATAAGGGAGATAAATATACATGGGAATGACAAATTTTGCTCAAACTATGCATGATTGGCAACGCATGTGTAAGTATTTTGATGAACATTATCATGAAGATTGTTGCCATATTTGCCCTATTCAAAGTTGTGACGCTATTTGGATGATGGATGATACAACTGATTGGGGAAAGATTGAAAAAGAAATTAATATTTGGGCCGCGGAACATCCGGAACCAAAGTATCCTACTTGGCGCGAATACTTAAAGAAAATGGGTTTAACTACTCCAAAGAGTGTTTATTTCTCTGATGAGAATGGCGCAGGAGTTAGACTTGAAGATGGTTTAGCTGAAAAGGCCAATCAACCTATTCCCGCTGAAATTGCTGCCGCAATAGGATTGGAGCCAATACCATGAGCAAACTTCTTACAACTTCTGATATTTGTTCTATAGGTGAAATCGGAAAGGTCGTATGGCTTGAATGTTACTTTGATGGCCATACTTCTCTACAACCGTATATGTTTGATATTGGCTTTACACAAAAACCAGTAATGATAAATGGTAGTGATAATTTTTATAATCTTTATGAATCTGATGTAAAAGAACATATTGCTAGTAAATTTGGAATACGTTGGCATGATAAGCGTTATCGTTGGTGGGATAGTAGACCAGATAATAAAACACGAGAAGAATGTAGTGAATGGGAGTATGTAGTAAATGAATACTGTTGAAGATATTATTCAATTAATTTCTCGTCGCGACAATATTTCATATATCGAAGCGATGAACATGGTTAATGAATGTATGGAAGAAATGGAAGAAGCAGTTGCACAAGGATATTGGCAAGAAGCAGAAGATATTCTTATGGCTTATCTTGGTTTAGAGCCTGATTATCTTGACATACTTATGACGGAGATGTTTTAAATGAGATTTTTCTATTGGCTTATTGGTTATATTATTGGGGCGTTTTTAGGCGCGAAACTTGGCATTTGGATGGCAGATAAGTTTTAAGGAGACAGTATGAAGAAAGTTTTAATTTTTATTTTAATTCTCAGCCTACTTTTTACACTAACTGGTTGTTCTTCAAGAAGAATTATTCTTGATAATGGGCAAACTATTGAAGTAGAAGCAAATTTTTATATAATTAAATCTCTCTATTCTGGGTCAGGTTATGATGTAAGACTTTGTTATGACCCAGAAACAAAAGTTATGTATTATATGATAGGTAGTAGTGGTTCTTATTCTTTTGGTGTTTCGCCTTATTATCTTCCTAACGGTGTAGTTGGTATTTATGGGGTGAATTATAAGTAATGAAAAGAATAATCTGCATTATATTACTTATTGTTTTATCTTTTATTCTCTGTAGCTGTTATAGTACTAATTCAGATATATTTCCGCAGCTACGAATAGCTCCTTCTGATAAATATGCTGATTATATTTACATTGCCTTGCGTGACGATCATAATTTTAATATTCAGCATCTTTATGAAGAAGTTGAAACAGAAAATGGATATGATATTATTGTACATATAGTAAAAAATAAATAGGAGATTAATATAATGTTTTCTGAGATTTTTAAAATTTTTATTCTTTTAGTTACAATTTTTATTTTTAGCAGTCTTTTACATCTTATAATTGAATTATGGCAACTTTCACCACTAAAAGAAGAAAAAAGTGTGCCTGTTTATATAACTAAAGAAATTAAGGAGGACTAATATGAAGTTTGTAAAGAAGCCTATTCCAATTGATGCTTTTCAATGGACAGGTCATAATTTTGACCAAATTGCTAATTTTATGGAAGATAATCATCCAGTCGTTGACGGTTCAAATAATCTTTTTATTCATACCCTAGAAGGAGAAATGAAAGCTGTTCCTGGTAGTTGGATTATTCGCGGGCCAAGGGGCGAATATTACCCTTGTAGAGAAGATATTTTTGAGGAAACTTATATGAGGATTGATGACTAATGATTGCTTTAAACAGAAGAATGCCTCAAAAATGTCTGGAATGTCCTTGTATGCAAACTTATGCTATAAACAAAGAAAATGTACAAGGAGTTCAATATCTAATTCGATATTGTGCAGCCGCAAAACAAGAAATGGTTGTTATTGAATGGAATACTTCTGAATCAGTTTCAGATGTTTGGGCAAATTGGTCTAAACCAAAATGGTGTCCTTGGCAAGAAATTTATGAAAATACAGATGACGAAGAAAGTGCTTGGCATATGTCTATGGCAGGATTAGGAGGCTCGTATGATTAAGTGTCCGAAGTGCGGCAAAAGCTATTATATGGAAAAATATACTACTTGTACTGCTATGTATTATCCTCCTATTTATAAAGATGGAGTAAATATTAATCCCGATAGGAATATATCTACAACTGTTTGTTTATGTCTAGAATGTCAACATGTTTTTAGTTATCAAATGCGTGGTGGAGAATTAATATGCGAAGCATGAGTGAACAGTTAAGCGCGCGAAAATGGTTAGAAGAATATGCTAATTCTCCTATTAAAGTTTCTACGCGCGAAGAAGCTTTTAAAAATCTTGCTAGACTTGGTATCTTAGATGAAAATGGAGAAATAAAATCGGAATGGCGAGATTTAATTGTTAAAAAGGATTGACTTCAACTTAAATTTCTGGTATAATATATACATAAGAAAGGAGAGAAGATATTTTGATTAAATGGGAAGATGCTTTTAAACAAAATCTTCATTATCACATTGGTATGTATGGTGGGAAATTTATACCATTTCATAAAGGACATTTTTTCTGCTTAAATACCGCGGCTTTACTATGTGATAAAGTATACTGTATTCTATTTTATGGCGGCGACCAAGAGTTAGAAATTTTAAAAAATGATACTACTCTTGATAGAAAATACTTAAGTATAGAAGCAAGAAAAGAAGAACTTAATCGTATTTGCTCTAAATTTTCTCATGTAGAACCAGTTTTTATTGATGTAACGAACTGTAAAACTGCTGACGGTAAAGAAGATTGGGATGCAGAAACTCCACTTGTTCTTAATGCTTGTGGTAAATTAAACGCGGCTTTTAGTAGTGAAATTTCTTATGACGAATATTTCAAACGTGCTTATCCGTGGGCAGAACACGTATTAGTTGATCCTCCAAGAGAAAATTTTCCTATCAGTGCTACAATGCTTCGTGGGATGACAGAAGAAGAAGCAAGAAAATGGTTTTGTAAATAATAGAAAGGAATATATTATTATGAAGTTTGAAAATCTGAAGAAGTCGCTGAGAGCAATGAAGCCTTACGAATGGTTTATGGCCGCAATTATGATTTTTATTGCGGCAAGAGCAATGGTTCTCGGATTTATGAATCCCGCAGAAAGTATGAACCCGCCTTGGCTAACGGTAATTAATTTTATTAGTGCTATTGCTGGTGTATTTTGTATTTTCCTTTGCGCGAAAGGCTCTATTTCTAATTTCCCGTTCGCTTGTGTTAATACCTTTGTTTATATTATTTATCTTTGGTATTGGAAGATTTACGGTACGATGTGCCTTGAAATTTTCTTCTATGCCCCAATGAATATCATTTCTTGGTGGTATTGGGCGCGGCATCGTGATGAACAGCAGAATGAGCTAACTAAGAGTAGAAAGATGACTTGGTGGCAGAATATTTTGGTCGCAGGCGTAATTACCGCAGGCACTGTAATTTATCATGCTATTCTTGTCAAAGTTGGCGGCAATGTAGCTTGGCTTGATGCCGCAACGCTAGCTATTGGTATTGTAGCTGTTATTCTTGAGCTATTCCGATTCCGCGAGCAGTATGTATGGTGGATTATTACTGATATTGTAGCAGTAGCAATGTACATTCAGCATTTTGACCCTGTTTATCTTACTAAGAAGTCTATTTATCTAATTATGGCTATCATTGGTCTAATTAACTGGATTAAGCTAAGTAAGAGAAATGTAACAAATGAGTAGGAGAAATCCTACTCTTTTTTATTTGACTTTTCGCGCGAGTTCTGATATAATTATTATAGTAAAAGTAAAGGAGAATAATATGAATAGAGTTCTTATTGTAATAGACCCTCAAAATGATTTCATCACTGGTGTTCTTGGTAGCGAAGCCGCGAACGCGGCGGTTCCTAATATTCGCAAGTTAATTGATGAATTTATGGAGAATGGTGAAGATATTATTTTCACTATGGATACCCATAATAAAGATTATTTAAATACATATGAAGGTAAACATCTTCCTGTCAAACATTGCATTTCTGGTACAGAAGGATGGCAATTAGATAAACGCATTAACATTATTGAAAAGTATTCTAATTGTGGCATTATTTATAAAACTCATTTTGGTTATACAGACTGGATTGTTAATAAATTAAATAAGTATGATGAAATCATAATTTGCGGATTTTGTTCTTCTATATGTTGTATGGCTAATATCCAAATCATTCATGCTCTCTATCCTGAAACACCTATTACTTTCGTAGAAGATGCTTCCGCAGGTCTATCTCCTGAAGACCATGCGGCCGCATGCCAAATTATGAAAGATTGTCAAATAGAGGTTGTTAGTCTATGATTATAGAAGGTATAATTGCTTTTGTTATTATAATTATCGGGATATTAGATATTAAAGCAGGCATAACTGAAAAAGGAGTTATTGAAATTTGTAGTGCGGTTGTATGGTTTGTATTAATATTTATGAGGATTTTTTACGTGTGATAGCAAAGATAATTCATAAAAATGATTACTACTATTGTAGTGAATGTCGAATGAAGCAAGAATTACAACCATATTGTGATTTTTGTGGAGCAGATTTTACTAATTATGAAGAAGAATTAATCAAAGTGCTTAAAGAAAGCGAGGATAATAAAATTGGATAAGATGTATCAAGGTATTATTTGGATTATTAAAAATAAGGGAAAATCACGCGAAGCTATTATAGATTTTATGCATAATTATACTGATGCTCCAAAAGAATATTATACTGATGTTATAATTAACCACATTTTAGAACAAACTATGATTGAAGCTACTCGTGAGAATACTTATCCTGCGTCTATTCTTTCACAATATTTTTATTGTATGAAGGAACCTTGGAATTATTCTCATTTTGAGGCAATGTGTGCGGCATTAGAAATATTACAAGTGCGCGAAAAAGATGCTAAAACTGGCGATTATCATTATATCAATGGCTTCTCCGAAGTGATGGAGGAATTTGAAAATGATTACCATTAAAGAAGGAGATTTATTTTCCGCTACAGAAGGTATTATTTGTCATCAAGTAAATTGTAAAGGGAAAATGGGGCGAGGAGTTGCCGCAATTTTTCCAAATTACTTTCCAGCAGCTTATAAGTCATATTTAAAATTTTGTAATGTTGCCAAAGAAGATACAACAATATTATTAGGCCATTGTCTTTTTGTAGATGAAGAAAATGGTAAATCATGTTGTATGTTTGCTCAAGATGATTGGCGCGGGCATAATAAATGTAATACTGATTATGATGCTTTTAAAGTTTGCTGTGAACGTATTTGTCTTCATGTACATAAGATATCTGAAGATTGGCGTAATTATCCAATAAATATGCCGTATAAAATAGGTTGTGGTCTTGGCGGCGGAGATTGGAATATAGTTTTTAAAATATTAGAAGAACAATTTAAAGATTATAATTTAATACTTTGGAGATTATAAGCTAATGAAAGAATTTATTTATAAACATCCAGTAGCAATTGGTTTCTGGTTTGGAATTTTAATAATTGTAACTAGTTTTATTATTGCTATTTGTAGATAAGGAGAAAATTATGAGTTTATTTAAAAAGAAAGATACTACACCAGCGCTTTTTGTTTTACTTGACGATGAATTTAATCGCGCGAAAAAGCAAGAGAAGCATTATTTTTTTCATCTATTATATGATAATGAAAGAGATATGGCTCAAAAATGGTGTAAGAAAAATAAAGTTTATATGGAAGTAGACCATCAAACTGATGGTAATGTTTTCTATAAATTTAAATTCTAATGAATCAAACTGTGTTTGTCCTTGATTTATGGGACAAATTTTCTCCTGATAAAGTAATTTCTAAATTTAGAATAAATGATAGATGGTGGGCCATAAAAGAAGTACCTTTAGAATGGGGTGAGCCTCAATTATCTAAAATTGAAGAAGACTCTATTCCATATCATCTTTATGAAACAGAAGCCGAAGCGCGCGAATATGTAAGAAAAATTAAACATTTAGAAGGAGCAAATTTATGAATTTAAATGTATTTCAATGGCCTTATCGTACTCGTTATTATTTAACCCATCCTTGGAAATGGTTTTCTCAATTATGGAGAAATATTAAAGCGGCTTATCATCGTATACGATATGGTTGGTGCTCTTGGGATGTTTGGGATTGGGACTCTTGGTTTTGTTCTATAACACCATCAATGCTTAGATATATGACTGATCACGGGAGTGCTTATCCTGGTGGCGAACCTTTTGATACTCCTGAGAAATGGCACGATTGGCTTTATGAAATGGCTCATAAAATTGAACGATTACAGTATGATGATTGGATGGAAGATAGCAATGAATACAGTAAAGATTATGAAAAAACTTTTGAAGATGATCTTTACAAAAAAGAACATCCAAATAGGCCATTTTTAACAACTTCTTACGGTTCTTCAACTAAAGAAGAAATAAGAGAGCAATACTATAAACGTTGCGAAGAAATTCATAAAACTCGAGGACAAGTGCTAGAAGATTTTGGTAAAGAATTTTTTAAGCATTTTGATTGTCTTTGGGATTAAGGAGGGAATTAGTATGATACCTGATATTATAACTTCTTATGAAGATTTAATTAGATATGGTGGAAATGGACGAACAATTTCTTATGAGACTTTATTCTGGTTTATTGAATATAATTCAAATAATCCAGATTATAATGACG